GATTGATAAACGGAGCCCCGCTGCACCACACCTTAGATATGCGACGCTACCTTATGGAATTCTTTGCTGCTATAACCACCATCGAAAACAAGATTGCCGTGGGTATCGATGTCCATTCAGGAGATTGGGCTTTGGTACATGGAGGAGCGGATGATGTAGTCGATGAGGATTATAGTGGTTTTGGTCCTGGTTTCCATTCACAATGGTTAACCGTGGTCCGTCGCATAGCTGTGGCTTGGTGCAAGCACCACAAGAAAGTAGACGAGGAGTACGAGGATGTAGTGAGCTGCCTTATATTGGAGCTACAGAGTGCTTATCATGTGGCGGGTGATCTCGTCTACCAAGTACTCTGTGGTTCTCCATCAGGTGCTTTTGCGACTGACAGAATCAATAGTTTAGCAAACCTTTGCTACCATTGCTTGTGTTACTTGCGAAAGTATGGAACTTTAACAGGTTTCTGGAGTCACTACAACCTCGTGTATGGAGACGATACGAGGAGGAGAGAGACCGCGTACACAGGCGATGAATTTCAAGAGTGTATGGCTGGTGTCGGAATTGTTGTTAATAGGGATAAATCTGGTGTTACAAGTTTTTTGAAGCGCCAATTTATTCCTATTGAACATCGAGATGTGAGAGCGATGCTTGCACCGCTCCCACGGCCAATAGTGGAAGATATTCTCAACTGGGTGCGCAAACCTTACGTGAGTAAGTTGAGCGCGTTGGAGGAAACAGTTGGGTCCTATCTTTCTGAAATATTCCATCACGGACAGGACGAGTATAACAACTCTCGTTCCAAGATCCAGGCAATATTGGCGAGGTATGGGTCCCACCCTGAGCTGCCTACCTTTGACGATTTATTTCGACAAAAGTATTTAAGTAACGGGGTTTGGCCTGTGTCAGTGCCACTGGTGAATGCGCTGGGACCGATCCCAGCTGCCGAAAGTGAGCCGACTCACAAGGTAACCAGTGGACAAACTGTTTGAGTGCCTCACGAGGCTGGGGAGCCCCACTCTACAGTTTTAGGAGGGTAATCCATAAGAACCCCTCACCAAATTTTTATTATAGTTG